TTGGTGTTGAACTCAATGTTGGTAATGGTGTAGGTACCGGTGTACCTGAAGGTGTGGGTGTAGGTATGTCATTACAATCCTCAGTATAAATTGGTCGATTTAAATCTTCAATTGAAGGTATAACAGCACAATCTAATTGGTCTTGGAAATATTGTTGAGCACTTAATGATAAATCCTCAAATGTTTGTTGTGGATAGTGAAGTAAAATACAGTCGTCATCATCTCCGTTATATAAAATAACCTGTGGATATGCCACTTCAGACACTTGTGTCATTGTTAAGTGATAAAATAATTCACGTTCACAATATTCTAAATCTAAACTCGTAACTTCAATTGGGAAACCAAATTCATTAATAAGATAATCACCTTTTATGAAGTAATCCTTATCATATGTACAACATGGGTCAACACCTTGTTCTAAAGGTCTAACAAATAAATCTTCAGGGTATTTTTCTGTAAATTCCCACAAACCACTCACTTTAGTTAATACCCTCACCTTTGTATTTGGTAGGATTCTAAAACGATCATTAATGACGTTCATTTTAGTAGTCCCCAAACAATCAATATTATCTACAGTAACTTCAGTGTAGTTCTGACCAAATGAGAATCCATTTAAAACTGAGTCTCTAAAATCTTCAGAACCAAACGGACATGACAAATATTCACCCGACAACAATCTATCACCATCATTCACTTCTTGAGCCTTGATTCGTACTATATCATTACCATTAATTAATGTCTGTATATCTTCCCATGTTGTGGTTGATGATATAACCACCGTATTGTCTACAATTTTTAAAACTGTACTATCTTGTTTTATTCCATAATCAAATGTTGGTCGATACTGTACCTTAGGATGTATAGTATATCCAAGGTAATTATCACAATATGTTATACCACTTAGAGTCTCTATTGCCACATTACCATTTTCTGGTAATTCACCAGGTAAAAAAGATTCTACAGAATATTCAACATAATGACTTTTTGGTTCTGTAACCGTATCATTAATTGGATCCCATTCTAATTTTTGTTGTAACCCCTCAATTCTTACTTTTTGATCACAGTTTGCTGCGTCGGTGATTGATATATCAATGACATCATGTTCTCTTACATTTTTTACTATAAATGTACAACCCGACACATAATCAACCACATAAGATGGTGGTTCTGAAATACCCTCATTGTAATCACCAAGACAATTAATGAATATATTAACCGGCCAATCAGTATTGTATGGTGGACATGTATCACACACATCACCATTATCAACAGTATCTTCATTTCCAAATGTTATACCTGATACCTCAAAATAAACGTCTGACACTAACACACATTCGTCAGGATCTTCAGGTAATGTATACATTGTACCATCACCATATACCTTAACTTTAGGGTCACATTTTGTTGTACCTGTTAAGTAAACCGAATCAAAATAGAAATCAAACGTACTCGGATCTAAACAATCAAAATCAACAGGTGTATATGTCACATAAGGTGATCCCGTTGCACTATATAATTGTAAATTATAAACGTAGGGTACAATTGCAATTTTTTGAATACCATCCGTATCTGTAAAAATTCTATAATCTAATAAAGGTGCGTATTCATAATCATATGTTTCAGTCACTTTCGCAACACCACTAACATCATCAGTTGTATCACTTAGTTCGTTTGTGAATGCCGTAGATATTGATGTATTACCACTTACTTTAAATTCTTCCCATCCAGCATGGTTGTTAATTAACCCACCATGACCAGTGTATTTTGTTTTCTTATAATATGTCTTATTGATTTGATTATCAATAATATCTTTTATTTCGTCAATCCAAAGACATTCTAAAATCTCCAATTGTGGTTCTAAATAACATTTAAAATCACATAATAGAGGTAAGTGTACCGTTTTATCAAATTGGGTACCTCCACTTGTCACTGATTCTTGTGTTAATGTTGTTATCCCTGAAAATTCAAGAAACTCAACAGTTTGAGCACAATTATCATTATCAAAGTATACATTTTCAATGTCAGTACATTCAGATGTTATTGTGTATGGATCGAATAACCCCGCATGATTATGATTAACAAGTATTTCATCACATGTTGAACCAGTTACTGTTTGTGTCTCACCACTAATGACAATATCAGTATCACCAGTAAATGTCAACCCATTAAAGTCAATATGAAGTGTGTAAGTCACACCACTTACAACTGTAAGTCCCCTGAAATTATCATGGTCACCTAAAATTGTTTCTAAATCTTCTTCAATTACATCCTCAAACTTAGGAAAAAGGTTTTGTGTAAACTCATTTGGTAAACATGGTTTCTCATATTCAAACTTAGATCTTCCAATTCTACCGTTTTCAATGATATTACCACCAGTCCATAGTGTTGTGGCAGGAACAAATTGTTCAATCACTTGTGTCCAATAAGGACTCATTCGGTTTATAAATTCACTAACAGTAGGTAAACTATATGGATTGGACACCTTTGATAGGTAACCCTCATATATGTCTTCTAACTGTATATAATTCTTTTTATATCGAATTATGTGTGTGTTACGTATTTGTTCGTTTAAAACGTGTTCAGTGTACTCAGCAAACGTGAATCCTGTCTGTGGTTCTAACGTTGCACGACCAAACGACACTTTTAATTCTCTACTTTGTCTGTATATGTCATTATCAACACCTTGTGACGATGAAAGATAGATTTGAATATTTTTTCTGTTAAGGATTCTTGAATCTTCATCTTCTAAAACTTCTGTCTTATCATTGTCAACCGTGTTATGTAATTCATAACCGTAATCTAACCCCGAAAACTGTCTATATAGGTCAAAATAGTCCTCACCATAGGTGAAATCTTTGTTTTTAGTCTTTATAACTTTAGGGTTCAAAGTCAAGTTTGAATTCTCAGTATCTAACTCAGTTGATGATCTGTGGTCTAATGTTATATCATACCATCCAGCACCTTTTTGGAAGAATGTGTCTTGTTTTTCACTTTCTATACCCTTTATATCCCCATATTGTGATTTACCCGACACAAGACTTACAGGGTATTCACCCTCACTATAAAGTGTGGAACCTGTGGTAGTTACACTATTGTAACTAAAACCTGTTGTTGATAATGATCCCACTTTAAAGGTTTTATCACCTTGAATAAGGTCATAAACATCACTATCAATGTCACTCGTTGTCTTTTTTACTTGATCGTAACGGTAAACATATTCGTTAATATTAATCAACGGTTCAGGTGCACCAATAAATCTTAAAAAGAATTCAATTGCTTTCCTTGTACCTTTTGATTTGTAAATGTGTGAAAGGTTGATGACAAGTCTTCTGTAAAACTCAGTCTCTGCTTCCACCATATTCATTCCAACACCAACACCATCGTACTGACTGTCAACTCTTGTGTAAAGTGAATCCTGTAGATTCTTTTCGTCAAATAGATTTAAAGTGTCTAAACCAAGTGTGTTGGATAAGTTTTTTAAAAGTACGTCAGGTAGGTTATTAATACGATCATAACTCACATTTCTCATGTAAGCGATATTATCAATAAACTTCTTAACCTGATCAAAACTATGACCAAGTAACTGAGTTGCTGAGTCAAATCTTCTATCCTCAGTATCAAATTCGTATAATGATGCGGTCGTTAAAAATCTTGAAACTACATTCGATTTATAATTATCAATACGTTCACCGAGTATACTTAACTCTTCAACATAACTTATGTATGCACTTCCCGATATCTTTAAATTCCACTTATCTCTATATAGTGGCCACGAAATCTCATTAGTTTTTAGTTCTGTTTTTGAACCATCGAAACTATCTTCAGGTGCTCTGAACTTTGCAGTGTATTTTATTTTAGATTCACGATTTAATAAAACCGATTCTAAGTCATCTAACCCTTCAAAAAATTCTTCAACAACACTATTGTTTGGTCTTATTAAAAAACTATCGTCATATGTTGATGCCCCACCAAATGGAGACCCTTTTACCGTTAGACTTACTAACCCACTTAAATTAACCTCAGTATAACTTATAACCTGATATGAAATCGAATTTACTTCTAATTCATATCTCTTAAAAGAATCGTAAAAATTCTTAATAGTGTTCGTTGTCTCAGGTAATGTATTACTCTTTGGTTTTTCAAGAATAACATCTAACGGATTGAATATTTTACTATTTTCAATCTGAAATGAAGTTACATTGGTTTTCTTATTATATGTAGAATTTAACGCGGTAAATAACGTAGATGCCGTTGGGGTTTCTTTATCAATATAAATTCCAGCTGGAAACTTACCAATGATTCTTGATACGGATACCTGTAATCTTTGTTTTAGTGAACCAAATAAAGATTTACCACCATCTTCATTAGATTTTCTAAAGGTTACCTTATCCTTTCTTCTTTTAGTTGTAATTGTAGAGACACCACTTTCAATTGGTTCCTCTTCTTTAATGTCCTCAAATGTGAGGTATTCAGAAAATGGTTTAGATTGGAATGATTTTTTATCCCTTTGGGGAATACTTTTATCCAATGCAAAGTTCGCAGAGGTCAGCTGACTTGTACCATCGGTAATTTGATTACCGACCAAGTTGTCATTAAAGGTTTCCCTCCCACTCGCCGCTTGACTTGGAACTTTTCTTTTCGCCATTATTCTTGGATATCATCAAAATTTTTAGTGTCATCAATTTCATCTCTCTCTTCTCTGATTTCATATAACGTTTCGTTAAACTCATCTTTAACTTCAAATAAGTTAAACTGTTTGTAGATGTTATCGGATTTATCATAGATGGTGTATATACCATCAGAAACTGATTTAGACTGATTACCGTAAAGTGCGTATGCTAACGTAGTGTCATCATGTTCAACCATATCAACCTCAATCGTTGTTGGGTTGAAGAATGTATTTGTGAAAATAATATTCTGTGATGGTTCACCAATAAACGGAACCGTATTCGGTCTGTTTGTCGGTGCTGAAGATGGTGTCACTGTTAGATACAAAAGATTAGTAATCGAGTCGGTATATTGATATCTAATAGCCTTCTGTGATGTACTTGTTAAATTTGATACTATTGGTGTACAATAGAATGAAGATGTAACTACCCTATAAAAATTAGGTATTTTTGATCCATCATCGTTTAAATATTCTATTCTATACCCAGTTAATCCTTGAGGTGTGAATTTATTTCTGTCCCCTGATGGAACATTACTTAGATCTACAATAATCCCTCTCACTGATGGTAAGGACGCTAAGATCCCACAGTCAGTGATACTTGTTCTAATTTGTTTGGGTCTAATATGTAACGTGTACACACCTAACTCATCGAAATCAGACGAACTTAATTTAAGATTGTATAAACCACCTAATATCTCAGTATCAGGTGCATTAGGACTATCCGTAGTATCTGAATTATGATATACAGGTGTTAGGACATCCTCCGAATTTAATTTTTTAAATTGCACTGGAGCCGTAGAGGTCCTACCCGATACATAGTGGAAGAAAATTTCCACATCGGATGGTGATACATCTGCCGGTCTAATTGTGCCATAACTACCTACTGCCATATTCTTTTAATTAATAAATATAATTCTATTGTTTTTTTACATTAAAAAACCCATTTCCGTAAACAGATATTTCTCCAACGTTGTCTAATTCACCTAACCTTAGATTCATTTCCAACACTCCTTGCTTTCCACGCTCAACAAACACGTCTGAATAAATAGACGGTTCATCAATAAATCCGATGAAATGTTCGTTTCTGGTTAACATTTTATTGAACACTTCTTCTTGTTCAAATGATGTCGTTGTACCTGTTATTGTCGTATGACCATCGTCGTAATCTCTATATGTTAGGTTATCAATAGTGTAACCTGAATATGTTAAACCAGCACTGTCAGTACCCGTTGTCACACCGTTATAGGTGTTTTGTCCATATTTTTTTAATTCTGATATTCTACTTCTACCCATCCCCGCAAAATATAATGTTGCGTCTGAATCATTATCAGTTATATCAAGATCATTGATATAATTTTGATTAGTTGTGATTGATTTGTAAGGAATTGTAAAAGGACCAAAAGTTCCGTTCGGATTACTCACAGAAATATTTTTGGGTACTGTAATCTTTTTTGTTGTTTTTTTATTTGCCCACACATTATTTAATGAAATTGAGACATTATAAGTCCCAACAGCACTAAAAGTGTGTTGTAAAAATGCGAGGTTATTACCTGTACCAACATTAATCGTATCGGTATTACCATCTCCCCAATCAACATCAAACGTTTCGTTTACTATTATCTTTAAACTGTCCCGATCAATTGAGTTATATAACCTAACAGTATTTCCACCTGTTATTGTATAATTAAAATTACATAATAATTCAACCTGTTGAATGTCACCATCAAAACCGACCATTCCACCCATTTCATCTGCCATAGATTCTAAATAAACAGGAAGGTCGTAAGTGTCATATGCTTGTTCTCTTGTGATTGTGCTCCATGATGTTCCACCCCATTTGTAATATCCTTCACTAAGACTTCCTGAATTGTAAACAACTTCGTTTACTTCAGGACCAATATAAACCCCGTTGGATCCTGACCATGGAATGACATTATCATTTGGGTCGTACCATGTTTGATCAGTTAATGATGTTAACGATCCTGTCTGTATTGATTTTAATCTTAATGTGTATCGATTGTTTTCCATAATTAAGGTGTTGTGTCTTTCATTTCGTAAAAATTAATTGGTGATGCTGACGTACCAATTCGAGTACCCGCGACGTTGTTTACACTATCATATTCAGATATCATGTAGTTATATGTCGGAGCATTACTCTTATCCATCTCAACTATATAATATAAATCTTCCTCTTCTACGGGTATTGAAAGATCACTAATTGCGTTATTTGTGAATTGTGAACGTTCTCCGTTAAATGCATTATGAAATTTAGCCGTCATATAAAACGTACCACCCGTTAAAAGTGTCTCCTCAAGTACGGTGTCATCTTCAAACCAAAAGAGATACATATTTTCTTTATTCTTAAATGGTGACCCATTAAAGACAGGAACTTTTATTTCTTGACCTGAAGTTAGTGTGACCTCTTCTCCAACCATTGGATTCAACATTTTAGAAAAAACCAATCTTCTATTTTGTCTATTAGGTGGATCATTGTCAGGTGTTTTATAGAATTCTAACTTAAAGAAACTATTTTTTAAATCTATCACGTTTTGATCTGTCTGTTCAATACCCACAATATTATAATCTAACCCAAGTGTATATGAGTTTAGTTTTTTGAAATAGAAGTAAAACCAAATATCACTCTGTTGAATACCATTAGAGGTGTATGGTTTATGAATATACCTACACGTCTCATAATTCTCCACAGGATTAATTATGTCCTCTAAAACCTCCCTTTCGTACGTTTGGAATGATTCATCCCAACCCGCATCAGTTCTGAAATTCTGATTAGTCCCTATAACCAATTTCTTATCTCCGTTTTCGTTTCTTAATTTCATTTAACAGTCATCATCATCACTTGTAAAGTTTTTAATCCCAACTCCCTTATTAAGGAATCGTTCTTCATTTCTAAACAAAAAGTTTATGTCGCTATGGACGTAGTGTTGGCCGTTGGTAAAAGGGTGATTTGTTCCAAAATTGTCAGGATCAACATACCCATGATCGTATAAATCTCTCCATTTCCACACACCATTTAGTTCATCATATATTACATTTTCAGGTAAATTATGAATGTTATTTGTATTCGCAGTCTCAACATAAGGTGATAATTCCCTTAGTTTTATTCTGTGGTGTGGTTGGTAGATTAACCCACTCGGATTAGTTTGACTAAGTCCCGCGAAAGTACCCTTCAAGGATGACTGACCGTGATTAAAAATGAGGACATCCGAAGATATTTTATGAAACCCCTCACTTAGTATTGTTTCCTTAAAATCTTGTTCGTTATATTCGACAAATGCACCATCTAATACAGTTCCCACAGGTAACTCATCACCCTGTTTGAAGGTGAAACCACTACTACTGACAGATGTAAATGGTAAATTCGTATCAGAACCCGAAAACGAGTCATCAAATTGTTCATCCACCCAACTATTATGAAAATTAAACTTCCATCCGTTTCTTGGTGGGTAATTAAAATACCCATTTCTATTTCTGAATGTAGTTGTCAGATATACCTCAGTTGGTGTATAATTAAGGTTATTTCTTAATCCTTTAATATCTATTGCATTTTTAAAATGATACAATACCGATTCAGGTCTATTCTGTTCGATATAAACATCATTTCTTTGATCCGCAGTTTCAAATTGTAATTTCCTTTCAATTTCAAAAATCGGTGTCTCAAACCCACAATTATCAATAATACAATCATCCACGGTAGTTATTGTCTTATGTTTGTGTACGTAATATTTTGATGTGGTTTGTATAATGTTAGTTCTATCTAAACATCGTTGTCCGAAAACAACACCAATTGAATCCATAATTGTAATTTGACTCGTAGTGAATTCTGATTTTGATATGTTTATAACATATAATTCAGATTCATAGTTATTATCTCCAACAGAAGTAATATTAAAAACCCTGTCAGATTTATTTACGTTTGTTAATGTTGTTCCCGAAAGAACAATATGTTCACCTAAAGACATATTATGTTTTATAGGACTTATTAATTGGTATGAGGTATCGAAAACCTCAACTCTAAATGGTACTCCTGATTCAGCAGTGAAGTCGTACGTTGTGTTACCAGATAGGGTGTATTTCATTGGGTAAGTACTATCATGATCATAAACATAACTCACATGGTAGTTCCAATTCCACGTAGACGAATCCAACACAGTTATTGTTGTATGGTCAGTTGTCCCCGTTAATGATATTGTTTGGTTGAATTGTCCAATTGTGGATCCTGTTGCGGTCGCGACTTCTCTAACCGTATCTCTCCTTATAAACGCAAATTCGTCATAGGGTAAATAACCCGTCCAATCACCATCTAATCCATCACCTAAATCGTATAAACTATTTTTAAGTGGAACGTAATCAGTTACACCACTATAAAGGTTACGAAAGATCATTTTGGTTTTACCAAATATTTTGTATTTAGTACTTTCGTTTCTTTCTTTTTTATATAACTCCGCAATATCAAGAATTATAGTTCTATCACCTTCACGTAATAACTGTTCGTCTCTTTCAAGACCAATTTTAATATTTAAGTTTTCTGCATCAGATCCACTATATCTTTCAGTTGGGTGCACTATTTTCTTTTTTATCATAATGGTCCAAATTTTTGTATAAACTTATTCCACGCAGTTTTTCCTGTTCTTAAACCAAAATAGAAGAAGAATGGTCCACCGATTGGGATTTTCGTATCCGCATAGTTGTCATTATCACATTCTCGTATTGGTGGTAACAGTGAACCGTCGTAGTAATAACTACTAATTTCAACCGTTGGGTCCGCAGATGCACCACCAAATGGGTCAGGGGTAGTCATTAATCCAACATAATCCCACCCTCCTTGATATTTTGTTGAATAAATATTATCTCTATGCCAATTCTGAGATTCTGTATCAGTAGTACCTACACCACCAAAACCATAACCTTTTTTATCCCATCTATAATACGGAACCTCTTGTGCTGTTTCGGTTAGATTACCCGCAGAGTTAATACATAATCTAAGTAGTGTACCATCTTTTTCAATGATTGAGGTGTCTTCGTCATCCTCAGAAAAAACAAAATTTTTGCTTAGTGGTCCTGCACCGTCAAAATATTCCGCACCGTTTATAGGAAAATAAGGACTCTCAGGATCCTCATCGTCATACCCATATATTCCAAGTTGTGAATTAAAATTTAATAGTTGTACAATATCACCATCCATCGAACCCCCACCTCTTTTATCAAAAAGATCCTTCACGTGAAGTTTACCTTGTTCTTTAACCTCTTTAGATGATATTACCCATTCCATAAGATCATTAATATCTTGATATGATGTATTCCCGATACTTTTAGAAACCGAACAATTCACATCTAATTCAGGGTCTACACATATCTCTTTAATAAACATATTTCTTGGACCTAAATCCATAATCGTTGTTGGAAATAATATTTCAGGATTAAACTGACCAATTTCTTCATTTGTACCACCAATGAAATTAGTACCATCATGTGGTGTTGACCTATAATAGTAATGGACACCATTGTCATCTACATTACGGAATATTACATCTTTACAATATTTTGCATTATTTCCACCCTTTCTTCTTCTGAATTGGAAAAAGTAAAGTGAACCATTTAACCAACTATTAGTAAACATATAAGATGTTACTCCTGCACACATAAGTTTACCAAGTAATTTTCTTCGTGAATAGTTTAAAATTAATGCCCTATTTTTACCCGCAGCCGCAACTAAACTATATACCCCATCTCTAAATTCTGAGTGACCAGATGCAGTACCGTCTTGATCTCCACTATTTGAGGTCCACCCCGCTTTTAATGCAAGTCTCCTATCTCGTTTACCCATATAACCAGTCGTTTCATCCGCATATGCACTTACAGAAGCTACAATATCGTTTACTGGTAATGTGTAGTTACATGGGTCCTCAGTGTCAATAAAGATATCAGGATAAGGGAAAGTACCTATACTTGGATGTTGTTCCCAATAAGCATAATCCTGTGTTCCTTGTGAGTTATTTAAAAGTGCCCTTAGATTCATATCACCATCAGCATCGTAAATTGTATCGTATTTTTCACAACCACTCTCCGACAAATCAGGTGGATTCTCAGTCGTTACCAATTCCGAAAGAAAGTAAATGGTGTGAATGGTGATGTTGTTTGCGCTTGAAAGTGCAGTATTCGGATAGGATAGTGGTAAAGTCGATTGTGTATCCGCACCTTGAGCACCATAGACATCATTATGTATTTTTGATGCAAGACCAAGAAAAGTAATCGTAGATTGAGGACCACCTTGGTTTAGTCCTTCATATGTGGACCCATACCCAACCCAAGCATACCCATAAGTTGCCGGTGTTATGGTTATCGGATTTCCATCATTATCAGTCCCCATTACCGCGGCAGTTAAAGTGTATTTTATTATATAATTTTTTATTATACTACCACCACTAATTGTCACTGTTAAATCAGTATTAATTAAGGGATCCGAACTGTTTGGATCAAAAGAATGTGAAGAAGTGACGTTTGTTTGAACAGACGTAAGTCCTATAGTGGCATCCGCGAGATTATTAGGTGGGTCTGGTGTTTCAAAACTATAAGTAAAAGACCCACCCGTACCACTTGCTTCACCAGAGTTAGGGTCTAAAGTACATTCATAACAATCGGGGTAATTAATTAAACTCAACCTTCTTAGAGTGGTTATTTGTATAGATCTTGCAAATTGTGCTATCCTATTTGAAATACCTTCAAACGGTCTCCATTTAAATGGCCAACCAAGATAGAAACTATATAAAGCCTCACTCAAGTCGAATAAGAATTCAACAATAAAATCAATTGCAAACTGAGTAACAACCAAATATATCCTCTCTAAGAAATTTAATATGATTATTATAAGAAACTTAAACTTATGGTTTCTAACCGCATCTGTAATTGGAAAGTACTCATTATTATTCGCACAATCTTCTTCGATAGAAGGTTGTATTTCTTTAATTCCAATGAAAGATTCATTTCTATCTTTCACAAAGAACGGAAATGTCCTTTCTCCCCAAGATTTATTGTGGTATTGATTAATGAATGAGGAAAC